AAGGCACTTGTCGATACCATCGTATCAACAGGGTGCAGTATAGTCGAAGCAGCAGAAAAGGCTGGATATTCAACAAAAGTCAGTAGAGAATCAGCTAGGGTAAGTGCTTCTCGTACACTACGTCTCCCAAAAGTACAAAGATACATGATGGAATGTGTGTCAAGAACGATAGGTCTAGGTGCAGTAACAGCAAGTAATAAGTTAGTCGCCCTTAGTAATGGCGCTAAATCAGAGTATGTACAGCTAGAAGCTAGTAAGGATATACTAGATAGAGTTGGGTTACGTACACCAGACAGAGTTAATCACCAAGTAGTCGGAGATATAAAGGTTAGTATCGATCTTAGCTAGAACGAGAGGGTGGGGGTTAAAAACTAACTGGTGGTTAGTAGTAAAGATGTCATACACACAACAGAGTTAAAAAAAGTAAACATATGTGCGTAGACAAAAATATTTCTAAGATTTAAGGTAAAATGTCTTTAGACGATAAACCAAGAGAGGGTTTCTCTCACGCCTTGCAAGGCAATAAAAGTTATGAAGAAAAAAAGTACAGTAAATAAGGCTGGTAATTATACCAAGCCTACTCTTAGAAAAAGACTGTTTCAGTCTATTAAGTCATCTGCTGTTCAAGGTACAGCTAGTGGACAATGGTCTGCAAGAAAAGCACAACTATTAGCAAAAAGATATAAAGCTGCTGGTGGTGGATATAGATAATGGCTCTTGCAAGATCACAACAATCGCTAAAAGCATGGGGTAAACAGAAATGGCGTACCAAGTCTGGTAAGAAATCATCTGAAACAGGTGAAAGATATTTGCCAAGTGCTGCTATTAAAGCTTTATCTCCTAGTGAATACGCTAGAACTACTGCTGCTAAAAGAAAAACAAAGAAAAAAGGCAAACAAGTGTCTAAGCAACCTAAAGGTATAGCAGCTAAAGTAAAAAAGTTTAGGAGTTTCTAATGGCAACTCCAGCATGGCAAAGAAAAGAAGGAAAAAATCCAAGTGGAGGATTAAATGCCAAAGGTAGAGCTAGTTATAACAGAGCTACTGGTGGCAATCTTAAAGCACCTTCAAAGAAAAAGGGCAATAAGAGAAGAAAATCATTCTGTGCAAGAATGAAAGGTATGAAAAAGAAGCTGACTTCTGCAAAAACAGCAAGAGATCCTGATTCTAGAATTAATAAATCACTTAGAGCGTGGAACTGCTAGTAAGTGAATTGAAATAATATTTTATTTCTAATATAGTTGTAGTTTACCTAAAAAAATTTTATAACAATAAGGAATGAAAACTATGACTATTGATGATTTAACGACTACTGTAAGAATACTTCAAGACGAAGTAAAAGATATTAAAGAAATAAATAATGTATTAATGAATAAGTTAGATAAAGCTTATGAAGATAGAATAGTATTGCGTAGTCAAGTTTTAAAGTCTAAAGTCAGTAAAGAAAGTGAGGTCGAAAATGCCTAAAGTTGGTAAAATGAAATTTCCATATACTGCTGCTGGAAAGAAAAAAGCAAAAGAAACAGCTAAGAAAAAAGGAATGAAAGTTGTCAAGCAAAGCAAAAAGAAAGGGTACTAGAGTAGAGAACGAAATAGTAAAACTCTTTCAAGCTGAAGGGTTTAATGCCAGGCGACAACCTTTATCTGGTGCTATTGCTGCGTTCCCTCATGACGTTCAAGTATCTGATTTTTTTGAGGGAACTAATATTGAAGTCAAAGCTAGAAAAAATGGCGAGGGCTTCGCCCAATTAGATAAATGGAAAGGATCTGCTGATTTATTAATATTAAAAAGAGACTTTTCTAGTCCAATGATATATCTTGATTGGGATTTATTTAAGGAGTTTTTGTATGAGTATAGACAAAACAGACGACGTAACGAATCTGGAGAACAGGCAGCTATTTCACATTTCTCTAGCAGAAAGACGGAAGCTAAGACAGATCGTAAGAAAGGTACATCTAAAATTCCTTCCAGAAGCTTCAGTAACGGACAAGGAGTGCGACAAATTAATAGAAAGCCTTGGCCCAAAAGTCAGAGAAAGATTGCTAAGAGAAGCGATAGACAAGAATCTAGTATAAATGGCACAGCTAAGTTACAAACCAGATGGCAATACCTTAAAGAACTTTCTAAAGGGGAATGAGTTTTTTAGAGGTTTACGAGGGCCAGTAGGAAGTGGCAAGTCTGTCGCTTGCGCTATTGAGGTACTTAGACGTGCTCTCCAACAAGAAAAAAATGCACAAGGGAAAAGAAAAAGTAGGTGGGCCGTTATTCGGAATACTAATCCGCAACTTAAAACGACTACTATCAAGACGTGGTTAGACTGGTTTCCTGAAAATGAATGGGGTATATTCTCATGGTCAGTACCTTATACGCACAGAATAAATGTAGGTGAACTAGAATTAGAGGTCATATTCTTAGCTTTAGATAGGCCTGAAGATGTTAAAAAGCTTTTATCATTAGAACTAACAGGTGTATGGGTAAACGAAGCCAGAGAGCTTCCTAAGAGCATTATTGACGCTTGTACTATGAGGGTAGGTAGATATCCTAGTATGCGTGATGGTGGTGCTTCTTGGTATGGAGTTATTGCAGATACTAACGCACCAGAAGAAGATCATTGGTGGCCTATTATGGCTGGTGATGTACCAGTACCAGATCATCTATCTAGAGATGAAGCTTTGATGTTAGTTAAGCCTGAGAATTGGAATTTTTATACGCAGCCATCTGCTTTGTTAGAAGATAAAAATAAAGATGGTACACTCAAAGGATATAAAAGAAATAGTAAATGCGAAAATCAAAACAATCTTACACAAGATTATTATAACAATATTATTAAAGGTAAGATGAAAGGGTGGATTGATGTTTATGTAATGAATAAACTAGGATCTTTAGAAGAAGGTAAACCAGTATATCCTAACTGGAATATGGAAATACATTTATCAAAAGAAGATCTAGAGCCGGCTCAAACAACAGTTTATGTTGGTATTGACTTTGGTTTAACACCAGCTGCAGTGTTCGGTCAAAAGTTACCTAATGGTAGATGGATTATACTTCAAGAGTTAGTATGTTTTGATATGGGTATTGCAAGATTTAGTGAACTATTAAAATATGAGTTTGCAAAAAATTATAGAAATTTAGATATAGAAGTATTTGGTGATCCAGCTGGAGATTTTAGAGCTCAAACAGATGAAACTACACCATTTCAAATACTGCGACAAAATGGCATAATGGGTAAACCTACTCATAGTAATGATGTAGCTCTTAGAATAGAAGCTGTTGAAACTTCATTAGCTAGATTAGTAGAAGGATCTGCTGGTTTCTTAGTAGATCATAGATGTATTAATCTTAAAAAAGGATTTAATGGTGGTTATTTTTACAGAAGAATGCAGACTTCAGGTGATAGGTATGACGAAAAGCCAATGAAGAATAGATATTCCCATGTCCATGACGCATTACAGTATTTATTATTAGGAGCTGGTGAAGGTAAACAATTAATATCTGGTAAAGCTAAAAATCCTACTGTTGTTAAGACAAGAGGTTGGAGTATATTTGGTGATAAAAAAAGAAGAAGTGTATGGCAAAACAGAATGAATGGTTAGTATATTTTTACGAAAATAGAGATTATCATAGGCATACTAAATTTTTTAAAAAGGGTTTTAAACATTGTGGAGTAATGGGTTATGATCCTGAAAAAAAAATATGGATAATAGCAGAATATTTATTTGGTAAATTAAATATAGAAATACTTAATGAAGATGAAGTAGATAAAATATTTAGATTAATACAAATAAAAAACGGACATATATTACAAGTTCCAGTACAGGATAAAATATCTAAATTCCCAGTTATTATGGGATCATGGATAAAAGAACATAGCTGCGTTAGTTATGTACAAAGAATGATAGGTTGGTCTAGATTTTGGATATTTACACCTAATCAGCTATATTGTGCGTTGAAAAAAAATGGAATGTGTGAAATAGACTTATAACTATGGGTGCATTTAGAAAACCAAAGTATCAAGAAACTGCTGCAGACAAAGCAGTTAGAGAAGATATTGAAAGAAGAAGAAAAGAAGAATTAGAAGAGCAAGAAAAATTAGAAGCTAAAGAAGCTAAATTAAAAAGAAGAAAAGAAAAAGGTATGGTTGGAATGAGATCATTATTTTCTAGAGCTGGTGGAAAAGGATTTTTTTATGAAGGTAAGGAAAACTAATGGGTGGTAATACAAGTACATCAAGTGGAAGTTATGGTGGTGATGATAGAGGTCGTGATAGAAATGATAGATCTATACAAGCTGAAATTACAGGTGGTACAAAAAAAGTAAAAGAAGCTATTAAAAAATCTGGTACAGATATGTATGGAGGAGTAGCAAGTAAAGCTACTAATGAATATTTAGTAGATATTGGTGAAGCAAAAAGAGGATCACAAAATCCTGATGGATCATATAATTATATGCTTACTGCAAAAGGTCATGAATTAAAATATGGATCTTATACTCCAGGCGGCCCACAAACTCCAACAGCAATGGGAACAGTTGGTGCTGGTGGTATTATGAATCAAGTACCTATTTCAAAAAAAATGTTTGAATCACAAAAAAGATTACAAATGATTGCAACAGGAGCTATGGCAACTTTGGGTGTTCCAGTAATGGGTGCAGCATTTATGGATTACAATAAAAAAAAATATGATGATTATGTAACTAGTTTTAATAGTGCATTACAAAGCTCTACATCTTATGCAGCGGCTAGTCCAAGTACAAGAGATACTTCTGACGCAACAATACAAGATACTAAAGCACAAGCAGAAGCTAGTGAAGCAACTACAGCTGCAGCACAAGAAGCTTTTTTAAAAAAACAAGCTTTATCTAGAAAACAATCTGCTATTAAAGGATCAAGAACATTTTTTGGTGGTAAAAGAAAATTAATAGAAGGAGCAATGTAATAATGGCATTTATACCAGTAGCAGAAAAAAATATTTCATCAGGATATACTGATAATAAATTTAAAAATTTTTTTAAAAAGTATCAAGACGCAGAAACAATCTTTGATCATTGGAAGGATAAATATGAAGAAGCATATGAATACACAATGCCTTCAAGAGAATCTTTTTATGAAGAAACAATAGGAGAAAGACGTACTGATAAAATATTTGATGAAACTGCAGTAGTAGGTATTCAAGAATTTGCTAGTAGATTACAAGCTGGTATAGTTCCTACTTATGGTAGATGGGCAAACTTTGAAGCTGGTACTGATATACCAGAAGATCAAAGACCAGCAGTTAATGAAGCATTAGATGAAATAACTAAATATGTTTTTGAGATATTAGCTGGATCTAACTTTAATCAAGAAGTACATGAAGCATTTATGGATTGTGCTATTGGTACTGGTGTAATGCTAGTAGAAGAAGGCGATGCATTAAATCCTATTAAGTTTACAGCAATACCTTTGCCTAAAGTTATGTTAAACAATGGGCCAGATAATAAAGTAGATACAGTATTTAGAAAAAGACAAATAGCTTATAACCAATTAATGACTGCTTATCCTAAAGCAGAAATGTCTGAAAAAATGTTGAAAGCTATTGAAAATAATGAAAATAAGAAAGCAAATATTGTAGAAGGTGTCTACAAAATTTATGATGAAGCAAACACAGAAAAATATAAATATTGTGTTGCTTGTATGAATGAAGAAGAAATTATTTTTGAAAAAGAATTAGATGGAGTTGGTAGCAATCCTTATATTGTATTTAGATGGAATAAAGGATCAGGAGAAGTTTATGGAAGAGGGCCTGTATTTAATAGCATGGCTGCAATTAAAACAACTAATCTTACAGTAGAACTAATATTACAAAATGCACAAATGAATATTAGTGGAATATATACTTATGAAGATGATGGTGTTGTTAATCCTGATAATATAAATCTTGTGCCAGGTGCTTTAATTCCTGTAGCTCCAAATAGTAGAGGTCTTACACCTTTAGCTGGTGCTGGTAGATTTGATGTAGCTCAATTAATATTAGCTGATATGCGTCAAAATATTAAAAAAGCATTATATATGGAAACATTAGGTAGACCAGAAGGTACACCAATGTCTGCTACTGAAGTATCTGAAAGAATGGCAGATTTATCAAGACAGATTGGATCATCATTTGGTAGACTACAATCAGAATTTGTAACACCATTACTTCGTAGAGTAATTAGAATTTTATCTAAACAAGGTAGAATAGCAATTCCAAAAATTGATAATAGAGAAGTAACTATTATAGCTCAATCACCATTAGCTCAAGCTCAACATCAACAAGATGTTGCAGTAGTTAATAATTTTAATGCAATATTAGCTCAAACATTTGGCCCACAAATTCTTAATATGATTGTTAAACAAGATGAAGTAGCTAGATATTTAGCAGAAAAATTAGGATTACCAGAAAAATTAATAAGAGATCCTCAAGAGCAGCAACAAATAATTCAATCATTGCAAAATATGTCTCAACAGTCTAATATGGCAGAAAATGAGTTGGGAATCCCTAGTCAATCGCCACAAGGACAATAAAAAAGATACCAGCGAAATAGATCAAATATTTGCTGCAGTTTTTTCTGATCCTGATGGTAAAAAAATATTGGAATACTTCGATAGTATTGTTATGAATACTACAGTAAATCCTACTGCTGATAGTAGAGTATTATGGCATTTAGAAGGACAACGATTCATGCTGCAACAAATTAAAAATAGAATTAAGCGAGGTAAAGAATGGAAGAAGAAGTAGTTACACAAACAGAACAAACAGAAGAAAGTTCTAAACCAGACTTTGTTCAAGATAAATTTTGGAACAAAGATACCAATGAAATTAATATAGAAGAATTATCTAGTAGTTATAATTCATTAGAAAAAAAATTAGGATCAAGAACAGAAGATTTATCTAAACAAATTAGAGAAGATATAGCTAATGAAGTAAAAGCCAAAGTTCCTGAAAATTATGAAATTAGTATGCCTGAGATACCAGAAAATGTACAAATGGATATTGATCCTGAAATGCCTTTATTACAATGGTGGCAAAAAACAGCAAAAGAAGCTGGTTTATCTCAAGATCAATTTAATACAGGTATAGAAGCATTTGTTAATAATGAGATAGGAAGTTTACCTGATCTTGATAATGAAAAACAATTATTAGGTGAAAGTGCAAATGCAAGAATAGAAGCTGCTGATTTGTGGAGTAAGAAAAATTTATCTACTGATTCTTATGATGCTATATCTGAATTTGCTAGCACAGCTAAAGGTGTAAAAGCATTAGAAGAAATAATGAAACTTAATAAAGATGCACCAATACCACAAACAGAAACAGCTATTGATGCTGCTCCTAGTTTAGATGATCTTAGATCTATGATGAAAGATCCTAGATATTGGAAAGATGGAGATAGAGATCAAGCTTATATTAATAAAGTAAGTAACTTATATGAAAAGTACTACGGAAATCAGAAGGCGAGTTAAAGCTACTTGGCGTGACGCACAATCTTTTGCTGAATGGCTAGATCCTATTGAAGGTAAAAAATTAAAACCAGCTATAAATTATAGTGAAGGATATGTGTTAAAAGATGATGATGACGTATTAATTTTGTATATGACATATAATGATACAGATATTGGTGATACTTGTGTCATTCCTAAAGAAAATGTTGTTAATATTTGTGAGTTGAAAAATATTAAAAAAAATGTCAGTAAAGAATAAATAGACCTCTAAGGCCCTAGATATGCCTGTAAAGATAACATATCAAACTCCTCTGAGACAATCTAGGTAAACTTAACAAGCATACGGAGGTTAAAATGTCTGCTTCTATTACTAATGCTTTTATCACTCAGTTCGAAGCTGAAGTGCATATGGCATATCAAAGAATGGGTAGTAAGCTAAAAAGCCTAGTGCGTACTGTAAACGGAGTAAGTGGCGAATCTGTAAAATTCCAAAAAGTTGGAACAGGTGAAGCTACAAGCAAAGCAAGACACGCAGAAGTAGTTGCTATGAACATTTCTCACACAAATGTAACTGCAACTCTAGCTGATTTCTATGCGTCTGATTACGTAGACAAACTAGACGAGCTTAAAACCAATATTGACGAAAGATCAGTTGTTGCAAATAATGCAGCATATGCTCTTGGTCGTAAAACTGATTCTATCATTACAGATGCTATGAGTTCTGCTACTACACTAGCTAACAATGCTGGTGCACAAGGTGGTACTGTGGCAACTGATATGAACGTAGATAAGTTCCAAGAAATGCAAGCGCTTTTCGGAACTAACAGCGTTCCTGATGATGGCGGAAGATACTGGGCAATCGGCCCTAACCAATGGTCTAACTTATTAGATGATGATCAATGGTCAAGAATGGAATACATTGGATCTAACGAATTACCTTTTTCTGGTATGAATTACACAGCGAAAAAATTCTTAGGTTTCTTAGTATTTGTACATTCTGGTCTAGACACATCTGGATCTACTGATAGACACACTATTGCATGGCACAAGTCATCAATGGGTCTAGGTGTAGGATCTGAAGTTAGAACTGAAGTAAACTATATACCTGAAAAGGTATCTCACTTAATGACTTCTTACCTATCCATGGGATCAATTCTAATTGATACTAATGGTATTAGAGTACAGAAGTGTGCGGAATAGGAGATAAATAATGGCATACGCAACTTCAAATCCGATTAAGAAAATTGCTGGAATGGGTGCTGGAAATTCACTATGGTTTTATACTGATGGTGATGCTAAAGCAGCTGTTGTAGCTTCAGGTTATTTCAATTCTGCTTACAAAGAATTAAGCAAAGGTGATGTTATCCTTTGTTCAATCGGTGTAGGTGGTACTCACGAAATGGACACAATTACAGTTACTTCTGAAACAGGTGCAACTACTGTAACAACAGTAGCTCTTGCATAAGGAGATTAACAACTATGAGGGGGTTTATCCCCCTCTAGTCAAATAGGAGAAATTATGGCAATAAGTGCAGCAATAGGTGTAGGTAAAAAAATAGTTGGCAAAGCTATAAGTGCTGCCAAAAAGAAAAAAAAAGATTTAGAAACTAAAGGTCGTAGAGTTAAAGGATTACAAACAGAAAAAGTAGTATCTAAAGAATTAGATACTGCTATGCAACAATATAAGAAAACAGGATCTACAAAAGGTTTTGAAAATGTTAGACAAGGAAAAGTAAGTCCTGAAGGTTTAGAAAAAGCTAAAGCAATACAAAATACTCCTAATATTGTTACTGGTGCAGCAGCAACTGCACAACAAGCTACAAAAAAAGCTATAAGAGGTGCAAAAAAAGTTACAGCAAAAGCTCAAGAAAAAACTTCTAAATTAATGGAAGGTACAACATTAGGTAAAGCAATAGGAAAAGATCCAACTAGAGCTGCTGAATTAGGTGGAGCTGCTTTATTAACTGGAGCTTTAGCACAATCTGTTATTAAATCTACTATGAAACCAGAATCTTTATATGATATTTCTAGATTACCTGATGGTAGATTTTCTACAACATTTAGAGATAAAAATAAAAATGTTATTTTTTCAAGAAAAGAATTAACAACAACACAAATAGATGATGTAAGAACTAAATTAGCTGTATTAGATAGTATTTTAGAATCAAGTGAGCCATATAAAAGAAAAAATGAATTTTTAAATACTGCTCAATATTTAGGAAAAACATATGGAATATCTAATATAAGTGGTAAAAATATATCTCTTTTAATGCCTTCTGAAGTTTATGAAGGAAAATCAACAACATACAGAAAAAAGAAAAAATAGTGTATGGCAGTAACCAAAGTAGATATAGCTTCAAGAGCGTTAGTAATGATAGGAGCAAATCCTATTGCTTCATTTACTGATGGAACAACAGAAGCTAACGTAACTAATACAATATATGAAGAAATTATTGAATCTAGTTTAACTAGACATAATTGGAGATTTGCAACAGGACAACAACAATTATCTTTATTAGCAAACTCTCCTACTGGTAGATTTGAATATGCATATCAAATACCAGCTAATCCTGAATGTTTAAAAATATTAGCAGTTACAGTTAATGATGCATTAATACAGTATAATAGATATGAAGATAAAATTTATTTAGATGGTTTTGGATCTCAAAGCACAGTTATAATGGATTATATATTTAGACAAAGCGAAGATCAGTTTCCTCCTCATTTTAGATTAGCAATAGAATATAAACTGGCTAGTATTTTTGGTGGATCAGTAGCAAGAGACGCAGCTCTAGTTAGAGAATTTGATCAACTGAGTGAAAGACAAATGTTAATAGCTAAAAATACTGACTCACAAGAAACTACTACCAAAACACTTTCTACTGATAGATTTATAACAGAAAGAAGAAGCAGTCGTAGTGGACTTGTAGTCGGATAATGCCTAGAAAAGTAAGACAAGTATATACCAATTTTTCAGCTGGAGAAATTAATAATCTTCTTAATGCTAGAACTGACGCTAAAGCATATTTTGAAGGTGGTAAACAAGTTCGTAATTGGTATTTATTAGATGAAGGTGGAGTAATGCGTAGACCAGCTACTGAGTATATGGCTACAATGCCAGCAGAATGTAGAATAATTCCATTTATATTTTCTAATGATGAAGTAGCTTTATTTGTTTTATCAAACAATAGACTTGATGTTTATTCTAATGCTGGTGCTGTAATACAATCTAATATAACTTCTAATTGTAACTGGACTACTGCTCAATTATTTGAATTAAATTTTGCACAGTTTGGTGACACAGTATTTTTAACACATAGAAATAATCCAATTAGAGAAATAAAAAGAACAAGTGCTTCTACATTTACTGTATCTGCATTTAGCTTTGAAGAAGATGATTCAGTTACAGTAGGTGGTGTAAATAAAAGTGAACAACCATTTTATAAATATGCAGATTCATCAATTACAGTTACATTATCTACTCATGCAACTGGTACAGGAAGAACTCTTACTGCTAGTGCAGATGCTTTTACATCAAATCATAATGGTACATATTTACGAGTAAATGGTAAACAAGTTAAAGTAACAGGATTTACAAGTGCTACTGAAGTAACTGTTACTGTTATAGAAGATACTGTAAGCACAGGCCCACACTCTGATTGGGAAGAACAATTAATATCTGCTGAAAGAGGTTACCCCCAGGCAGTGTCATTTCATGACAATAGATTATGGTTTGGAGGTGTAAGAGATAAACCTTCTGCTGTTATTGCTAGTCAAATTGGAGGTTACTTTAATTTTGATTTAGGAACTGGTTTAGCTAACGAAGGAATTAATGTTGCTATTGCAAGTGATACAGTAAATGAGATAAGACATTTTGTATCTTCTCGTAACTTACAAATATTTACTGACAGTGGTGAATATTATGTACCTGTATCATCACAATCTGCTGCAATTACTCCAGCAAGTATAGCATTTCTTCGACAAACACCTTATGGCTGCAATAGAGCTGCGCCAATACCTTTTGATGGAGCTTCTTTGTTTAGTCAAAAAAATGGTAAAGCAATTAGAGAATATGTATTTTCAGATATTGAACAAGCATATAGATCTACAAGTGTATCTGTATTAGCTTCTCATTTAATAGACACACCAAAACAATTATCTATGATGACAGGTAATGAAACTAAACCAGAACAATTTGCTTTTTTCTTAAATAGTGGAACTAATGATGATGGTAAATTAG